GTGCTCTTTTCAGCCTGATCATGTTGCAAAACGCTTACATCAGTGCCTAATTCGTGACCTCAATCCGCAAGGATTTCACCTTGGGGGTTCAGAGAACACTCCCGAGGTTTTGTATGATCCTTCAGCTTATTTCGCTAATCACCAGTCTACTTGTTTTCTTAAAAAATATAAATCAAGTGACACTAATCAAGAAGAACTTGCGAACAAATGTATCCAGAAGTTTATGGATATTAATGCTAACGCTAGTTCAATCAACCATTCTTTTGCTTACCCTACTTTTGGTAGCGGCGTGCTTCAAGATGACGTTGTCGGCCGAATTTTGGTCGCAGCCCGTTGGTTAATTCATGATTTAGTTGGTGACCTTGATACCCAAGAATGGTTCAAGGCTTGCGACGTATCGTCAGGTACAACGCTTGGCCTCAAGTTTGAAAAAACTAACATAGAGGACAAGTTTACATACCCAATTACGTGTACGGATACAGCTAAGGGTGCCCTGGAACTTTTGTTCAGTTGGGATCACCAACTTGATTGTTCGGTTAGAGAAATGAATCGATATTCTGATTCACCTCGTTACCGCATAGTTCCGGGCTCACGTGTAACTACTGTAGACAAAGATGATAGAGCGCGACGTATGATAGCCATCGAGCCAACTGGTAATATGTTTCTCCAGCTTGGCCTTATGACTATCCTCTATAAACGCTTGAAACTCTTTGGTCTGGACCTTTCGTCCTTACCTCAAAAACATGCTGAGCTTGCTTATATCGGTTCAATTACCTCTAAGGTAAGTACAATCGATTTTAGTTCTGCATCAGACAGTGTGACAACTAGCTTAGTTAGTTATTTGTTTCCTCCTGATTGGGTTAAGGCATTCAACATCTGTAGATCACCTGTTACTTCCTGTAACGGTGAAGAACTCTATCTAGATGTTTATGCGACTATGGGGAATGCAACAACGTTTCCTATTGAGACGATCGTATTCTACGCTTTAGCTGTGGCGACTACCGCCTACTATAATGATAACCCCTTGTCCGTCGGACAATTTAAAGGTTATTGTTCAGTATTTGGTGATGACGTCATATTGCCTACAGACGTTGCTGACTTGTTTATCTTAGTCAGCTCTGTTCTAGGCTTTAGCGTAAATCGTGAAAAATCTTTTTTCTCTAGAGAAGGAAGGTTTCGCGAGTCCTGCGGCTCCGATTTTTTGTCGGGTCGTAACGTTCGGCCTTTCTATCTGAAGGCCCCCACCAGCTCTCGCAAGTCCTCATTAGAGCCTTGGCTTTACAGTATTTTTAACGGTACCTTAGAGAAGTACATATCGTACTTCGGGCCCGTAAAAGCACTTTATCAGTCACTGCCTCGAGAGGTCATTCGTATAGCTGTTGAGAATGGTATAGATCTAAAATTTGTACCTTCACACTACCCCGATGATTCTGGGATTAAAGCTTTTGATCTGTTCGATCGATTAAAAGCCAATATTTTAGACCCGTTAAAGGCTAAGGTAAGCCCAGTCTATTTAGGTCAACATGGAACAGTACGTATCCGATATACGCGGTTTGTTTATTCGCGTAACAAGGGTAATACTGTAGATTTATGTAATAGGTCTGATGAACTCAGGTATTGGCATGCTTTACGCCAAGCTTCGAATCAACAAAACCTTAATTACCTCCATGTTATCTTAGCGAGGAAAACTCTTTGCTTAAGATCTCATGCGCTGCTTTCGGATTATTTCTACCGAACGACAATTGAACCTAGGT